GACGTTGGCATAGCGCGCGGGCGATTGTGTGGGGCGGTGGCGGGTTAGGTCAGCCCGTAGGTTAGCACGACCGCAACAAAGCCGTAAGCGATGCTAGTGCTCGTCACCGTTGCCGAAAACTGGAAACAATAATTGGAGTCGCCGTGAAGCCCGATTTCAATCGCGGGCGGCGGCTGGGTTGAGTCGCCGATGACCGCACCAAGCGTGAGTAACAGCGTGTTGCTGCTTCCGCTGGCGTTAACGGTGCTGCGCGCGATGGTGAAAGAGCCGGGGCGCGGGATGGGGATTGCTCCGCTGGCGATGTATTTTTTGAGCGCGTGCGTGGCGTCGCCGATAAATTCCGCAACAGTTGGCGCGTCGGGAGCGGCGGGAGAGAAAATAAATTCGCCGTATTGCACGCCGCCAGCCGGGCGGGGAACGCGGCGGGGCGGTTTAGGCGTCAGCCGAAAGCCATGCTGAGAGCGTTGCACGCCGACGGTGGCGGACGAGGCGGGGCGGTTGGCGCGAGATTGGGCAAGGTCGGCGTCACGCTTGTCGACGGTGACAGGAAGGCCGGGGGCGGCGTGCGTGCGGTAGTCTGGCGCGGGCATGGCGGTTAAATTCCAGAGAGATTGATATGCGTGCGGTCAACGTAGATGGAAATCGCGCCGATCCAAGATTCGGTGCGTTTCCATTCTGCGCGCTGTCCGGTGCGGGTCACGCGGTCGTCGTTTTTCCGATACTTGTAACCAGTCGGGTAGCCACTGCCGGAGGGGGTTTCAACAAGGCCAATGTCCAACGCGCCGGGGGCGGTGCTGCCCTTGTAAATTCCTTCCTTTGTCCACACCGGATAATAGTCGTCATACACCGTGACACCGAAGAGAATCGTGTCGCAATAGTGTCCTCCATTTGCTGATACGCTCGTGACGGTGACTGACGCGCCGGTTTGGTTGCCGTAAGTGTCACGCGGGCAGTAAGAGGCGGCGAGATAGGTGGCGGGCGAGACATCCTTTTCATATTCCCAAAGTCCGATTGCTGCAAAGGCGGTTGCGTCTAAAGCCCATGTTCCGCCGGTGACAAATTTCGGATGCTGGATGATTGGCCGCTCTGTCTCGACCCATTGGAGCGTGTAGGTGGTGAGGTCAAGCGTCGGCCCGGCGTCGGCGTCGGCGGCGGAATTGACGTTGGTTTCGATCACTAATTCCCCATAAGCGTTCGAGCGGTCAAGGTATTTGAGCGTCGTCGTTTGCACCGGCAATCCATCGGCCCAAATCGCCCCCACAAAGGGCAAGTTGCCGGTAAGCGTGGAGGCGTCAGCCCGGTAAATGTAGCGCGTCCCCTTGGAGGAAATGTCAGCGCGCGAAGAAGGGTTATCTCCGACGACTAGGTAAGGGGCGAGGGCAGTGTAGGACATGGCGGGGAGATTGGTGGGCTAGGGTTGCAACACCGCGCCGCCCATGCCGCCCATGCTGGCATTGGCGAGGCGATTGAGCGCGGCTGTGAGCTTGTCCATCGCAGAAAGTTGCACGCGGTGACGGGCGGCGATTTCCCCTTTCGCGCCAAGGTCAAGGCCGCTGGACAGCAGGTGGTCGCTCATGTTCGTGCCGGGGATATGGCTAAGGATGTCAGTTTTGCGTTTCTCAAATTGCTCGGCGTCGTGCTGGCGTTGCTCATAAAGTTTCGCGCTGGCGGAGATTTGCTTGTCGAGTTCGCTAGTGGCCTCTGCCTCCACTTTCTTTTTGAGTTCAGCGATGCGAAGGTCTGCCTCTGCTGCTTTTATTGCGTCGCCTCCGCTCCCATAAGCTGCGTCGCGTTTTTTGTAGGCATCCGCCAAAAGGTCGGCGGTGGTTTTATCTAGGTCTAAAATCTTTTCCCGCACCTCTGCCTCTTTTTCGGCTAGCTCGGTGAGTTTCTTTTGCTCTTCCTGTTTTTTCTTCGCCGTCTCGTCATTCAAGCGGTCAGTTACTTGCGCCAGTTTCAGCCCAGCGGATTCAAGGTCTAACTTAGTTTGGGCGGCGCGTTCGGCAGCAACTTGGGCTTCTTCCGCTGCCCCGCCATAATATGCCGTTTGGGTGCCGAGAATTGGGTTTCCTTCTTGGCGTAGTTTTTCCGCCATTGCTTGCTCGGCATCCCGATTTTCGGTCACCAAACGCGCCGCCAGCTTGGCATATTCTTTTTTTGCTTCCTCGGCTTGGTTCTCCGCAGAGGTGCGGCTGAGTTTGTATTCAAAAAGTTTCTTTTGTGCCTCGACGGATTTCTCAGAATACTCCGCTAGTTTCTTGGCGTCTTCCGCCGCCTCTTTCCAAGGCTCTGCGATTAGCTCTTTTGCCTGTTCAATGCTCCCAAACCCCAACCCCATGAAAAGCCCCTTGATGGCGTGATGCAGGCCGAGCGAGCGGTTAATTCCGCTGAACGCCTCATGCCCAATTTTGCTCATTTCGTTGTCCACGTCCTTGCGGAGATTCGCCGTTTCGCGCCGGATTTGGTCGTTGTTTTTACGGAGCTTCGTTTGTAGCTCGGCAAAGCCCGTCTCCACTTTTTGCAAGCGGAGTCCGACTTCAATGTCGAGGGTGCCGACGGTGTTGCCAGTGGCCATGACGGGTGATGTATTGCAAAAACGGTTACAGCGTCAAGCCGCAACTGGCGGCGGTGACTTCGCGGCGGTCGCGGTGCAATAAATGTCCCAGCCAAGCCAAAGCTCGGCAGCGGTTTTCGGCACGACGACCGGCTTAAACAGGAGGAAATCGTCCATCTCGCGCTCGTGGCGTTTAAGCGGGAGGGCTAGGTAAGCGAAATACGTCAGCCGCGCCCAACGTCGGTCTTCGCGGTCTTCTTTTTTTCGCCACGCGACCCATAGCGCGTCTTCCTCGGCGGGCGTGAGCGCAAGCCATTCATCGGCAGTCAACCCCAACTCCACCCGCGCACGGGCAGAATCATTCAGCCGCTTTTTTTTTCAGCGTCGGCGGGCGTGGCGGCTTCCGCCGTTTCTGGCGCGGGCGGAAAAGCGGCCCGGTGCGCGGCAAGCAAAGACTCCATGCCCGGCACGACTTCCTCGGCAGTGAACGCGTCCGCCACCGCTTCCGGCGTGGCGAAGGTGGCGAGCGTGTCGCAAGCCCAAAGCCAGTTGCACAGCGCGACGATGCGTTTGCTGTCAACGAAAATGTCCGCGAGGTCGTCGGGCAGGCCCGCTTTTTGCAGGCGATAAACGGCGAGGTGATTGCGGCGCAGCGCGAGCGTCTTGCCGCCGACTGTTGCCGCCACCGTTGGGATGAGCGAGGCCATTACGAGCTCGGGGCAACGCCCGTCGGAACGAGGTTCAGCGTCAACTCAGCGGGGCCGCTCACGGGCTGGTCTCCGATGACGACGCTTTTCACGATGGCGTTGAAATAGCGCGGCGCGGTGATGCCCGCCCGCGTGAGCTTGAATTTCACTGTGCTCCCGATGACCGTGAGGATGTAAAGCATGGCCGGGTCGGTGACGGCCCCGCTAGTCACGTCTTGGCGAAACTTGAACGAGGCCGCAGTCCAGCGGCTAATGCCGTCCCAAATCTTTTCCTCGACGCCCGACGGCGAGCCGTGGCACGTCATGTCAATCTCCGCGCCAGCCTCCAAAATGGGCGGCGTGCCGTCCACGAGTCCGCCAAACTCGGTGTAGGCGGCGGAGTAATACGCATAAAGGCGAAGGCCGAAAGTGGAGCCGTAGGTGATGGTGGGCGTGGACATGAGAGGGCGGTTTTAGGTTAGGGGGCGGCGCGGTATTCTAGGTTAAAATCCGTGGTCGCGCGGTAGAGCAACGGTGCGCCGTCATAAAAGTCAATATCATTTTCATGGATACACGACAGAATGGCAAAGCTGCCGATGGTCTGCGCGATGCCGAGCAGCGCGGTGTTGACGGCGGAGCGCAACGTCTGCGCGGAGGTCAACTTGTTCTCGCCGGTCACGCAGTCGCATTGCACGCGCAGCGTGATGCCGCCCGTCGTGCCGCCGTGGCAAATGTCGCGCCGCCCGCCGACGGCGGTGAGAACGATGTAAGGGAGCGCGAGCGGGTCTTGCGCCTGCGCCCAAAAAACGCGCGCCTTCGCCGCCTTGACGGCTGAGAGGTTTTGCACGAACGCAACGAGGTCGCCTTGAATCATGGGCGATGTGTAGTTGCGCGGCGGTTACGCGTCAAGCGTGAACTGGACTCACGACGCCTTGTCGAATACCAATGCGCCCTCAATTGTCGTGGCGGTGCGCGCCGCTTGCTCTGCCGCCGCCGCCTCACGTTGAAACGCACGCTGCCCAGCCTTCGCCGCGATTACGCCTTGGATTTTCACGCCAAGGATTTTTTCCAGCCGCGCGCTGACAATTCCCTTCGTCGCCTCAAATGCCGGGCGCATAAAGGGACGCGCTTGCACGTCGCCGTCAGCCAAGTCTCGGCTCGCGCGGCGTTTCAGCTTGCCGGTTTTTGCGTGCGCGACGCGGTGGCCGTATTCCACGAGGTGCGCGTAGTTCGCGGGTTCCGCGCCGCCATGCCCGCGTCCGCGCACCGGCCCAATGACAGCCAGCACGCCGTTTTTGTAGCGTCGCATCACCAAGCCGATGCTGGCTTTCAGGCTACCGGCGCGGGCGGACTCGCGCGCGTTCGCCGGGTTGACGTTGACCGGCGCATTGTCGCGCACGGCTTCGATCATCGGCTGCACCGCCTCATAAACTGCGGCGAACGCGATTTCATTTTTCACCTTCGCGGAAAGCCCCTTGAACCGCACAAGGAGCGCGTCCATCTGCGCGGCGGGGATTTCATACTCAATCACTGGAGACGGCCCTTGGCTTGGACGGTAAGCCATGCGCGGCGAGTGCCGGGGACTTCGCCGATGTCGGTGATGTCGTAGTTTTGGGCCTCGCACGTCAGCCGGTGGCGGGTCGTCAAATCGGCGCGGTATCGGATGGTGAAAAGCGTCGTCTTCTCAGCCTGCAACGCGGAGGAGGAGCGGTATTCACGCCCGCCCGTGTCTTCGCGCTTGGCCCAACAGGTGCCAGCCGGGCGGAACGTCTCGACGCTTCCACCGCTCGCCGCGTCCACGGTGGTGACGGGGGCGAAGATTACAACGAAGCGGTCAAGTGCGCCGGAGTTCATGGCGCGGGTTGTATTCACAAAGTCGTTACGCTGTCAAAACAAAAGGCTAGGCGGGGCTGGCCGTGAGCAGGGAGCGCGAAGGAAATAAAACGCGCAAGTGTTTGATAGGCAAATGCTAGAGCGCGTTTCGCAAAATAAGTGTTGCGCGTTACGGAAAAGTCGATTGAGTGAGGGAGTCAAGCAACCACAACCAACGAAAACAACCAAAAATGAAAACGCCTTCGCTCTCACTCTCAACCGCGCCGGGTCGCGCCAACCGCTGCGGTTGTGGCCGCAACAGCGGCCTTGAAAACTCTGTTGAATTCTGCAGCCGCTACCCGGAACACGCCCCCGCGCTGCTTGCCCGCGTGAACGCCAAGCTGCCCGCCGCCGAAGAAGCATTTGCCGCCGCCGAGCGCGCAATCCCCGGCGCGCGGCGCGGGACGAGAAGCGGAAACCGAATCGGCGCGCAGTTCTCGCGTGCGATGACG